ACGGCGAGAAAGAGCCCACCGGGATGTTGGTCCTGAAGGCCAAGCGCAAGTTGATCAACAAAGCGCAGGGCCTGGAGAACGCTGGCCCCACGGTGCTCGATTCGCAGTGCAACAAATGGCCTGAAGCCGAACTGATTGGTAACGGCTCAACCGTCATCGCCAAGATTCATTTCTGGGGATGGAGCCGCGCTGGTGAAGGCGTTGGTCTTTCCTGTGAGCTGCACGCCCTGCAGGTCGTCAAACACGTTCCCTACTCCCGCGAGCAGCCTGCTGATGCTGGCTTCGGTGTCGTGCCTGGCGGTGCTGTTGCGCCGATCACTGACCCGGAAGCAGCGGAGTTTAGCCAGCAACTCACCGCTGCAGCACAGGCGGCCGAAGAAGAGCTGCCCTTCTGATGCCTCGCATGGTGCAACGGCGAATCACGCTGCACGTTCCACTGATGAGCAAGGCCCGGCCACGGGCTTTTAGCGGGCAGAAGGTTCCTTACATGCCCGCCAACTACAAAAAGTGGAAGGCAGATGTTCGCGCTCAGCTTGCCGAATGGTGGGTTGAGCCACCGCTTGAAGTCGTTCAGGTTTTAACGCTGAAGTTCCGAGGCCCAGCGAGAGCTGATCTCGACAACTTGATGGGCGCAATCCTGGATTGCGGCAACAAGTTGGTTTGGCGTGATGACCGGGTCTCAGTCATCAGCAGGCTTTTTGGCACACATGAACGAGCGAAAGCAGAGGAGTCATCGATTGAACTGCGCATCTGGTATTTGCCATGAAATGTCCACACTGCGGACACGAAAAAAGTCGTGTCCTTGAAACCAGGGGAGATCGCAGGGTTCGTCAGTGCGGCGAATGCCTGAAAGATTTCTCGACTCATGAGGTCTTAGCTGTCTGGGCTGGCCGTGATCGCGGCTGGATTCATGAAGCGCCACCGATTGAGAGCCCACCGCTAGAGCTGCAGCAAAAGCCGCGGCCAACCAAGTTCCAGAAGTTTCATCCCGCCAGCGTGGATGACGGTCTGGAAAATGCCGATCCCCATCTAGCTGACTTGCTGCTCAGCTGGTGGAACGAGTCGAGGTGGTCCAAGAACAGGAGCGCCTCCTGGACTCGTAAGGCCTGGCTGCTCAACATCAACCGTGTGTTGGCAATGCCTTTACCCAAGGCAACGGCATTGGCCCAGCGCGGTGTTGAGCAGGGCTGGCAGAGCCTTCAAGAGGACTACGTCAACGACGTGTCGTCAGCACCTGTTGGGGTGTTGATGCCCAAAGACTCAGCAATGCAACGAGCGCTTGAGACATGGAATCCCTAAGTCCATCGACCTTCCTGTCTGGCGTTGAGATGATCCAGCAGCAGCTTCGCGTTAAGCGTGAAGACCGCTGGTCAGAGGTGGTCTGCAAGCTCAAGTTTCACAGCTTTCAGGTTGAGTTCCCTGAGGTGAACGACGCCCAGTTTTTCTGGGCGTGTGAGCAATGGGTGCAGAACAGCAGCGGGAAGGACTTTGTCCGCTTCCCGTTGTGGACCGAGCTGATGAGTTGTCTTTACGCCTCAGAGAACGGTCAAGCCAACCGCAGTTGGGGCTTTAAGCGAGATCTCCCCTCGTTTGTTGCCCCGACTCAGGAACAGCGTGCCTGTTTGCCTGAGCGTCCCAAATCAATCGCTGGGGCTGCTGACCCATCTAATCCTGATGCCTACGTGCCTTTTGAGTCAGGCGGCAACCTCTTGCTGCCATCAGTGACGGCTGCATCGGGAGATGGCTTGAGCAAAGAGCAGTGGGCCAAGTACCTGCGCGAATTAGCAGAGGAGGCGAGTGGAACCACTGATTGACCGCTCTGCATTGCAGGGAATCCTCGAGCGAGGCCTGGTCACTGGCAAGTGGTCTATCGCTCAGTTCAACCGTCGCGACTACTGGACCGAGATCGTGGTCCGCAACAAAGAGCAGATCCTTCCCAGTGCTGGGTTCTTAAAGGATCACCCCCAATTCCTCGACATGAATTTCCGTGACCTACCCGCCTACGAGAGAGCAAACCATCGCTCAGCTTTCTGAGTTCAAAAACAGCAGGCCTGCTGACATCAACCTCGCAACGCTGGAGGCTTACTGCCACTTCGCCAGCGAGGAATACGACAAAGCTTTCCACGCAGACAGCGCTCATGACCAAGCCTGGTGGGATGGTGCATTAGCCATGGCCCGCTGGATTCTTGAAGCGGAGGGGCAATGAAATTCATCTGCCCTGTCTGTGGATCCCACATGAGGAAGCAGCGAGAGAGCGTTCGCAAAGACGGTGTGGTCTCGATGCAGCGTCGTTGCAGCAACCTGAACTGCAACAAGATCAAGACCTTCTATCCGTATGCAGACGGTCCGGTCGAAAGACTCAGCACGATTCGCGTCCTGAGTGACGAGCAGGTCAAAGAAGCTTTGACCTCTGATGTGCCGCACGCTTCGCTCGCACGCAAATTTGGCTGCAGCCCTCAGGCTGTCAGAGATGTGCGTTACGGCAGAAGCTATGTCGGGGTGTTCCCTGATCTGCCCAGGCGGAATCGTTTCACCGGCCCAAGACGGTTCTGTCGTGACTGCATTCACCGAATCAACGACAAGTGCTCGATGGGCTTCCCTGAGGCCAAGTTGAACACTTATGCCCAGGTGTGCCCTGTCTACGAAGACAGGCCGCGAACTCATGACTTCTCGGCCGAGATGTATCAAGTCAAGGCTCAAATCGAACGGGGGACGGATGAGCTATCTGCTGTATGACCTGGAGTTCTATGCCTACCGCTTTGCTGCCGGGAACACTGAAGATCTTGACTTTGGTGGTGGCGATTGGATCGTTTGCCTCAATCACAAAAATGCGACGGTCGCGTTCGCAGAGCACGCTGAAGAGTTGCTCTCAAAGTTCCATGGACACGATCTGTTCCTTGTCCGGGGCGACACGCGAAACTTCAGGCATGACATCTGGCCGGACTACAAAGCGAACCGCAAGGATCGCCGCCGTCCTCCAGGCTATGGCACGTTCCTCAAGGGTCTAAGTGAGTACGCCAGAAAGCGGAATTGGCTGACTGGTGGCTTTAAGAATGTCGAGGGGGATGACGCGCTTGGCTTGTTGAATGAGCCGGGCTCGATCATCTGCAGTGGTGACAAAGACATGCTCACCCTGCCTGGTCAGCACTACCGCAATGACGAGTTGATCGTCATCAAGGAATGGGATGCCAACGTCGCTTTTTACAAGCAGTCGTTAGTGGGTGATGCCTCTGACAACTACCCAGGTTGTGCTGGCATCGGCGACAAAAACAAGCTGTTCTGTAGCAAGGAATGGTTGACGGCCACCACTGAGAAGGAGCTGTGGGCTCAGGTCCTGCACCAATATCAGAAGGCCGGATTCGATGAGGCATACGCAATCACGCAGGCTCGGTGCGCGAGGATTTTGCGTCGCGGTGAGTTCGACCTGGATTCAGGTACTCCTCACCTGTGGGAACCACCGGTAATCTGATAGTGGTTCTTCCTGTTCATGGAATACTTTCCGCCGATTGATGAGCGCTTGGTTGCTGCTCTGGGGGCCAAGTTCCCTGACCAAGCGCCAAGCCTCCAAATGTCCGAGAAGGAGGTTTGGTTCGCGGCGGGCCGTGCTGATGTCGTGCGGTGGCTTGCCTTGAAGCTTGAAGAGCAGAACCAGCAAAACCTGGAGGGGCTCTGATGTGTATGGGCGGCGGCGGCGGTGGTGGTGGTGGCGGCACCATCAACATGCCCGACACCGGGGCTTATGACCGCATGTTTGACCGACAGCTGCAAATGATGCAGATGTCGCAATCTTCTGCGTTGACGACGCAGCAGTCACAGCTGGATCAGGCGCTCACAACTCAGCAATCGCTACTGACTGAGCTGCGTGATCTCAGGACTGAACGTGCGGAAGAGGCCGCTTCTGTTGAGGCTCAGGCTCGGCGGATGGCAAACATCATTGGCGCACCTCCGCCGGAGGAAGCAGCCAAGGCGCCAGTTGTTGGTGCCGCTCGATCAAAGACCAGTCAGCGCAAGTCTGGCAAGCGCGGTCTAAGGATCGGGCGTGCCACTGCAACGTCCTCCGGTCAAGGCGCCGGTCTCAACATCATCTAGGAGCAGATTCATGTGTTTCGGCGGTGGCTCATCACAGCCTTCAGCGCCAGAGGTCAAATACGTCGGACCTTCCGACGCTGACATTCGGCGCAACGAGCAGCAGCTCGCGACGTTCCAGTCTCAGATGCAGGAACAGCAGGCATCAACAGCTGCTCAGATCCAGTCTCAGATTGACGCAGCCAACGCTCAGACCGAGAAGATCCAGGCCCAGTACGACAAAGAGCTGGCAGCCGCTGATGCTGATGCAAGCGCTGCCCAGGCAGCAGCAACAGAAGCAGCAGAAATGGCCAAGGCCGCTGGCGCTTCCTTTACTCCCGTTGGCGCTTATGGCGTGACGGCTTCACAGACCGAGGCCCCTGCGGCGCAGACGACGACTGCAGTCAAGAAGAAGCAAAAGCCCAAAGGCAGCCTCAAGATCTCGCCTTCCGCTGTGGCTCAGGCCGGCAGTGGTCTCAACATCGGAGTCTGATCATGTGCAGTGGTGGTGGTGGCAGTGGTGGTGACCCCAACGTCTCCGGTGATCGCAAGAAGAGCCGAGACAAGGCCAACAAGCGAAGACAGAAGCAGGCTGAGAGGGATGCGGCGCGGCGACAAGCCGAGCTAGATCGCATCGCTGCTGAGCGTCAGGCTGTTGCCGAGAAGCAAGTTCAACGCAAAAAAGAACTTGAGGCTCAACAGGCTGCAGCAATCGCAGCCAACAAGCAGCGGGCTGAGCGCCTACAGGCCCAGCAGAACCAGCGTTTAACCCAGATGGAACAGCGCACTGCTCAGCAAAAAGCAGCGGCTCAGGCAGCTGAAGCCTTGGCCGTTACACGTCGAGCTGAAAGCTTGGCGGCAGGCAATGCAGTGGCTTCATCGTTAGCCGTGCTCGCCAACGCTGGTGAGAAGCAAGGCAAGACCGCGCCGATGTCCAAGCGTCGTCAACAAGGCAAGGGCAGTCGTCAAACGACCGCGTCACTGAGCATTGGTCAGACCGGATCTGGCAGCGGAAGTGGTTCCAACCTCAGCATCTAAGGCAATGAAGTCAGCCCAAAGCATTTACGAAGGCCTGCAGACCGAGAGGAACTACTGGCTGGATCGGGCACGTCGTTCGGCGAGTCTGACCATTCCCTATCTGATCCCGCGGTCAAATACTCCAACGCAGGAGAACACCGATACGTATGTGCTGCCGTGGAATGGCATTGGTCAGCGCGGTTGCAACAACCTCGCTGCCAAGCTGCTGATGAGTATCCTGCCTCCAACGGAGGCCTTCTTTCGTTTCACGCTCGACCCGGTCGAGATGGAGAAACAGGAAGCTCAGATGCTGCAGCAGGGGATGGCACCTGAAGAGGTTGCTTCTGCCAAGTCCGAGATTGAGCTGGCTCTTAACAAGCTTGAGCTGTCGATTCTTCGCAGCATCGAGACCAGCAACGACAGGGTTGTGGTGCATGAGGCACTGCTGCATCTGATCGTTTCTGGCAACTGCCTGCTTTATGTCGGCGATGACGGCCTGGTCAGCTACCCGCTCAATCGTTATGTCCTTTTGCGTGATCCGGTCGGCGAGCCGCTGACTGCTGTCGTTTGCGAAACGATGGCGATTGAGCAGCTGCCAAAGGGTATTCGCGATGAGCTGCAGAAGGACGATGACGAGTTCTTCGGCATGGACCAGTCAGCTGACCCAGTAGGGATTGGCCAACCAGAGAAGACGATCGATCTTTATACCTGTATTCAGTGGAAGAACGACAGCGTCACTTGGTGGCAGGAGATCAACAAGAAAGAGATCGAGGGCACTAGGGGCAACTCCAAGCGGTCAACGTCACCGTGGCTGCCGCTACGGATGACTTCTTACCAGGCCTCTAGCTATGGACCTGGCTATATCGAGTCAGCCTGCATCGCTGACCTGCAAACTGCAGAGGCTCTTTCGCAGGCGGTTTCCGAGTGTGCACTCGTCAGCGCACAGGTCAAGCATCTCGTTAAGCCATCTGGGGTGACGAATGCGAAGAACCTTGCAGAAGCGCCAAACGGCGCCTATCTCCCCGGAAATCCAGACGACGTATTCACTGTTAGGACTGACAAGGGATCCGACATAAACGTTGCATTCACGGCGCTTCAGAGGATCGAACAACGGCTTGCTGCGAGCTTCATGCTTGCTGAGATGCGTGACGCCGAAAGGGTTACGGCTGAAGAGGTTCGGATCACAACGCTGCAAACGGAGAACGCTCTTGGCAACGTTTATGCAATTTTGACCAGCGAATTTCAAGCTCCATACATCAGGAGGCGCCTTGAGCTTTATATGCGACAAGGAGGGATGCAGCGACTGCCGGAGGGCCTTGTCCAGCCCATGGTCAGCGTGGGCCTGTCTGGTGTTGGTCGCGGGAATGACCTGGAAAAGACTGCGCGGTTCATCCAGATCTTGCAGCAAGCATTAGGCCCTGAGGGCATGGCGACCTACATCAACAACACCGAATTGATCAAACGTTTGAGTAGCTCGCTGGGGATCAGCCCGCTAGGTCTGGTTAAATCAGAGCAGCAAATTGCTGCTGAAATGCAGCAAGCTCAACAGGCGCAACTTGCTCAAGAGCTTGCTGCTAATCCTCAAGGCGTTGCCGCTGCTGCGCAAACTGCCCAGGAAATGAACACACCCACTCAGGAGACCGATGGCTGACATCATGCCTTCCCCGACCGTGCCCGTTGGGTACGACCCACAGTTTGAGGGGGCCGAGGGATTGATCGCACCTGGCCAAGAGGAATTGGCTCAGCAACTTCTGAATGAAAGTGAACCTGTTGCCGAGCCCCAGGAAGACACAGGCCTGATCGGCGGGAAGTTCAAGACCAACGAAGACCTGCTTCGCGCTTATCAGGAGCTTGAGAGAAAGCAGAGCCAGCCTTCCCCTGACCCTGCGGAATCTGCGCCCCAGACTCAGGGTTACACAGCAGAGCAGGCTGTCGAGATCTATGGCGATGAAATCGTCAATGCAGTGAATGAAGCCGGTCTAAACATGGCTGAGCTGATGTGGACTGCAGATAGCGGTGGTGACATCAGCGAGCACTACGATGCGCTGTCTGCTGCCATTGGCGTGCCACGTCAGGTAGTCGAAAACTACGTCTCTAAGGCTCAAGCGGGTGATACCTCTGAAGGGATGTCTTCAGCGGATGAAGCGCAGATCATTGGCGAGATCGGCGGACAGGAAGCTTTTCAGCAGCTAAGCGGTTGGGCCAAGGAGAATCTTGAGCCTGCTGAGCTGGCTGACTACAACGCTGTTGTGGACAGCGGGAACAAGTCGGCGATTCGCTGGGCGCTCAAGGCAATGCAAGCCAGGTCTAGTGCTGGCTCTACATCTTCTGAGCCAAGGCTGATTCGTGGCCAAGCACCTGCCGCTGAGCCTCGCAGGTTCAACAGCAAGTCAGAAGTGCTTGAGGCGATGAACAAGCGTGATTCACGTGGCCGCAAGCTTTATGAGGTTGATACTGAATACCAGCGGAAGTTTGCTGAGCTTCTCGAAAACAGTGATGTGTTCTAGCTTGGGCTCAGGGAAACTCTGCACCACTGCAACTGATCGGCCCCTGCGGGGATAACCGAGAGGATTGAGAGGCTGCGAACCCTACGCAAACCTCAATTTCTTTCATCATGGCTAACGCCGATCTGAAGCGAGTAGGTCAAATTAAGGGCACCGGTGGCGCGTGGGCTGCCGGTGCTACTCAGCAAGATGGCTACCGCGCTCTGTTCCTGAAGCTTGGAAGCGCTGAAGTGCTTTCAGCGTTCGAGGAGTATTGCGTCTTTAAGGGCAAAACCAAGGAGCGCAATATCCGTGGTGGAAAGTCAATGGCTTTCCCAATCACCGGCAAGCAAAGCGCGGCTTATCACCAGCCCGGCACTGAGATCACTGGCGGTACTAACGACCCCTCCGATCTGAACGAGCGGGTGTTGACTCTCGACTCCTTGATGATTGCTGACGCAGCAATCGCAGAGGTCGATGAGCTGATGGCCTACTGGCCAGCACGTCAAGAGATCA